TTGATGCCCGAAACGCAAGAATGAATGCAAAAATAGAAGAGGGCATAGATTATGGACAACAGATACATGTGCCTATTATAGAGTCACTTAAAAAGTCTTATAAAGAGGGGTCTTTTAGACCTATTACAGAGGCATTGACAAAAAGTTCAGGTGCTCCTCTTGGAGACCGTCCTTATGGTCTGAATGATGTGTTAATGGTTGGTGCCTTTAAGTTAAAAGATTTACTTGCGCCTGAAGTATTATCTACAACTGAAGCAAGTGGTTTCATAGAAGACTCTTTAGAGTTACAAGGAAAGCTAGGTTTTGCGGATACAGAAGAAGAGTACATGAAAGCTTTACGAGCTCACGTCACTAAAAAGAACGGGGGGTTTGATAGAGAAATAAAAGTAACAAAAGATGATGAAGCAGGTGTTTTTGAACCAAAATATTACATTCAAATAGAAAAAGATGACGGTACATTTACAAAAGCATCTAACCCTTTACAGACAACATATGATTTTATGGCTAGAGCGTCAGGTCAGCTAGGATTTGATATAGCTGCAGGTTCAGTGGATATGTTGGCTGCTTCGCAGTCAGCAAGATTAGCACAATTCACCACAAAAGCTGTAGTAGGAAAAATACCTATAGTAGGACAAATTGTTCCAAAATTAATGGGAGCTGCTGCTTTCATGTACGTAGCATATTCATCTGGTGTTGCTTATGAGGAAGTCAGAAATAAATATTTAAAGAAATACTTAGGTTTAACAGATGAAGAAGCAGACGTTTTTGAAAGTATAGCTAGAGTAGGCACCGCACCTATCAGGGGTGACTTAACCGATGAAGAAATACTTAGTGCAAGAGTAACTGCTGGAGCCAACGTATTTGGTAGTGTAATAGACAAAGTGATACAGGCAGGGACTTCTTTACGTACACTTAGAGAGGGCGGATTAGACGACGTAGATGCTGCAACATTAGAAAAATTACAATCAGACTTAGCAGGTATGCAAGAAAACATAGCTATCGGACAAAACAGAAAATTTCCTCTTATAGGAAAAGGAAGCATGGAAAATCCTTACATATCTGGTAATTATAACATGGATGTGTATCCTCAAATGGTAATTGCTCAGCAAAAGAAAGAGCTAACCAAGCCGGGCGGAGAGCTTGACTTAGGAGTTGATTTAGGAACATTTCTATTACATCAATATTTTCCTAGCCCTATAATTAACAGATTTGCAATGTTTACATCACAAACCAACCCTATTATTCCTGGGGCAATGAAGTTACTTTCAAGAAAACTTGTAAATTACTCTAAGCAATTTTTAAAGCAGGAATTAATATCATTTGATGACTATAGACAATTTAAAGACGTGTACAAACAATTAGACTCAGTCTATAGAACAATGAGTAAAGAGAGCAAAAACAGCTTTGACAGAATGGCTAAGAAATTAGGTGCATTAGATGAAACTTTTGCTATGTTACGAGCGTACGATGCTAAGTTAAAATATGATGCTGTATTTGATGCGATAGGTAACGCCTCCTATGACTTAACGGGTATTAGAACTAAACTAATAAAAACTATGTTTGAGGGTGAGGGGCAAATACCTAAATCTGGACCAGAGTTAAAGGATTACCTGCTGTCTTTCGATGACCCAATGAAAGACATAAAAATATCAAAGAAAAATATATTTACATCTGAGGGTTCCTACACATTAAATCAAATAAGAGATGATATACTTCAACTTGGAGGAGTTACAGGAACAGGGGATGCAGCTAAGAGAACATTAACTGTGAATCAGATGAGAGCAGCCACAGAACAATTTAAAGAAAAATATGCAGACTTTTTACCTAAGGACAGTGAATTATTTAAAATGTCAAATGTTCAAACTCCGGCAGAACTATTACATCAATACGCTGTACTATTAGGTAGAGTTGCGTACAAAAAATATGCAGATGTAGGAGTTAGAGAAGGTAATAAAGTGTTATTTGACCAAGCCATATCTATGAGAAATGATATACTTGACTTGTTATCTAACCCAATAGTTGGTAAAGCAGATGGCGTAAAAGCAGAAGATGTTGGTCAGATTAAAACTCTTATGGGAGAAGCAAATGATTTCTATAAAGAAACTTTAAGATTACGAGGAAAAATAGAAGAGGGTCAAACTTTTCAGAGGCAGCTTATAGCTAACTTAAAAGCAGGAGACGCATCTGATTTATTAAACAGATTACTTACTTCTCCAACACGAGGGTATGGTCTACAGACATTTCGTAATGTAGATGAACAAGTTAAGTACCTAAATAAAAAATTATTTGATGCAGGTCCTAAACTAAAAGTACGAGTTGATGGGAAGGAGTTTGAAGGCGCAACATTAAAAGCGGGCTCTTTAGATGAGTTGTTAGGTCAAAATGGACTAAATAGACTACGCACAAAATTAGCTAAATTCAATATTCAAGAAGATATGTTTGATGACGTAACGGGAGGTTTGTCAAGAACATATGAAGACTTGCAACAAGATTTTGCTGCACAACTTTATATAAAGTTAGCTAATCAAACAGGAGTGTTTCCCGGAAGAAAAAAAGATGACGTAGGCGTATCAGAGCTTTTGGAATCTTTAGATGACGACCAACTTTCTTTACTAGGTATAGACAACACAACTAAGAATTACTTTATAGATACTTCTAACGATTTAGCTAGTATATTTGACAACTCTTTTATTCAACAAACTAGAGAAATATCCGCAAAAGGTAGACTCTTTGATGTAGTGAAAGATGTCTTTGACAAAGGAGATATGGACACCGGACTTAGTAGATTATTATTAGACAAAAAATTCAGAACTCCCGATGGTAAAGATATACCATTAAATGAATCTGTAATGATAAAAGACAATCCTTTTGAGCAAGCACAAAGAAAAGAGATGTTACGCACAGCCATACTTAACTGGATGTTTGACCCAAGCAAGGGTGGGGGGAACGTATTTAGAAGAATCGACAAAAATACACCGTTAGCTGACGCAGGCACTGAGATTATTGATGCAGGTAAATTAGACCTTTTAATGGAGCGTCTTCAAGGAAGCGAGATAGCTAAAAAGATACTAACAGAGAGAGACTTTGCTATACTAGATGTCATAAGACAGGTAGGTTTTGGATTAGCAGGCTCAGCTACGGACGCAGGTACTGCTCTATCAGGTGCTCAAATAATAGGCGAATTATTTACAATAGATGGTAGAAAGTTAATAGGAGGGCTTGCTAGAATTAGAGCGCAGAAAGGCATAGCAGAATTTTTTACAAATGAAAAAGTAATAAATCTTATGACAAAAATGTCAGATATGCCCTATAAGCAAAAAGGATATTATCAACAAATATTGTTTGGGTATGGTGCTCTAGCTGATATGGCAGCTAAGATATACCAAGACAACAAAGTTGAAGAAAGTCAAGTGGAAGAAGAGACTTTAGAGGGCGAACAGCCGAGCTTTGAGCAATTTGAAATAGGCTCATTAAATGAACAAACTAACAGACTATTAAATTAGTCAGGCACTACAACAGTAAGCTTTTCTGTCCTGTCTAATATTTCTTGACCACGAGCTTTCATGCTTTTGCCAATATTTATAAGAAACTGTTGGCTTTCTGGTGTGACTCTATAGTCATCTTTACGCAGCACCGGTATAGCGTGTTCACCTATAAGATTGTTGACCATCTCGTCCCACGGATACACAGCATGTGAATCTGTTTCGTGTTCACCAAAGATACTTATAGCAACACCTGTAGTTGTGGGCATCAGGCGCACCTCTACATCGCTTGTTAGATGAAGTATTCTACTTGACATTGTCTTTCACCGCCTTGATTACATCAGAAGAAAACAACTTCTGTATATTGAGTAAGTACATACGAGATGCCATATGGTCTCCTCCCTTTACGCTTTTAACGTAGTCAAGAGAGTCAATAATACGGCGTAGAAAAGGAGTCCGGAATACAAGTGTCGCATACGTCTCGTCGTTAATGCAGAGATTGTGAAACCAGTAATCCGATTCTGTTGCTTTGATTCCTGAGGGTTTTCCATAACATTCATACTCTATCGCTATATTTCCAGACTTTTGCCATATATCACGCTCTGATTTAACTTCAATCTTTGCGTTCTCAAACATGTCAAGAACCTGACTTTCACGTATCTTACCATACTCAAGGTCAATGTCAAACTTCTTTCTGTCTTTTACGCTAGGTGCTGTTTTGTTCATGGTTATCCCCCTATGTCAACAATCTCGCATGAATCCCCACTACAAGCAAATGTTTGTGAAGAATTTGTAGTATCTTCTTTTTCATAGTCCTGTAACCTAGCCCAATCAATATGAGTGAATTCACTGCTAAGCTTATCGTATACATCTTTTGTGCAATCCTGATAGGGGGCTTGCTGATAAGTATGTTCTGAGTGTGGTAAAAAAGACACACCAGACATCTCGTCAAAGTGCTTATATACAAAAGCACCTACTTCCATCCATTCATCATCACGAACTGTAACTGTTACAGAGGGCTTGTGCTCACACCAATGTCTCTGATACACTAGCCACATCTCTAGCTGTTCTATAGCTGTCATGTCATGACGAGTAACAGCATTAGCAGGAGACTTCATAGGAAAGCTAAACACAGTTTGTGTATCCGGTTTCATAACATCCGCTTCGCTAGGGACGCCCTGC